TAGGTGACTGCGTGTAAGGAGCAGAGCCGGCAATCGCACCAGCGTAGAGAGCGTCTAGGACAAAGAAACTTGGGTGAGAGGTCAGCGGTTCGCTTGTCAGGCCGTTAGCCCCCGAGGTGTTGGGGTTAGTGAACAGGCCGCCGTTTGTGTTTGGGTCGATGCCAACGTAGTCCACCGTTACGGTCGCCATGTCCAGGGCGTCCCAGCTGATACGCCACTTGTCAATCTTGAGGTAAGAATAGGTAGCGTCTGGGTGCGCCGTGCCCTTGGCGAGGAAGGTTGTAAGGTCCGAGGTGTAGTCGGCCTTATAGACGCTGACAGATGTGCGGAGGCCGAAGCCGTCAGAGACGACTGTCCAGCCAGACTGAAGGATGGGAAGGACGAGATCGTCGCCTGTGTTTACAATAGCCATAAATTAGATGCTTCCGCTTCGTGAGGCGGCGTTAAGTGGTTGAGGTTTAGTAAAGTCTACGGGGACACCGCCACCGGGTGACTTGTTATTCAGGGACTCAAGCAGGGCGGTCTGCTTGCGGGACTCTTCGAGCTGAAGGGTCATGGCCTCCATGACAGGGTTAGCGCCGACGCCGACGATGTTGCCGAAACCTTCGGGGGTCTTGAAGGAGGTAGGCCCGGTGGCAGCAGGGGCGGCAGGGTTCTTCTTAATGTCTTCAGCCAGGATGGCTTGGACTTGGTCTTGAACTGCCTTATCATTAGCCATTATTTTCCGTCTAGCAGCGTCAGCAATTGCTTGAACATCACCGCCTAATGTAACGGCCTTAATGAGTTCATTTGCCCCTTTGTTAAAACTAGTAGCAGGGCCTGGTTTAGGAGCCATCATTTGCTGGCCTCTAGGATCGGTGCGAAGAAACTCTTCGGTGACGTCCTCTCTCGTTGTCTTTGCCTGTTCAACCTTTTCCGCAGATTTCTTACGGTTATTTTCTTTTTGTTCAAAGTGCCTGTCCTCAGCTGACATCAATTCGTTTGTGCCGTCGATAGCGGCTTGTTGCGCATCGGCGTGTTTCTTTTGGTTATCCGCAATCATCTTTCCAATCAAAGCCAGCACCGTGGTAAGGATAGCCATCGGTCCGAGGAAGGACAGGAAGATGTCTTTGAACGAACTTCCGAACTTCTTGCTAATGTCACCAATCTGCTTGTCGAAGGATGACGTTGCGGCCTTGGCCTTGTCCATCGCTTGCGGGATGTCCGAGGTCGTCTTGATATTTACTTCGAGGGATTGGGCCATGTTAGTCGGTCTTCACCTCTGGTGGTTTGGAAGCCGACGCGGCCTCCTCTGCCGCCATGAAGGCCTCCTCCTCCGGGGTCATTATTTTAATCTCTGCCCCTTTGCGTAAGGCTAAGGCCGAGTTAAGCCAGATGGCTTGACACTCCGGCATCTCCCACGCCCGCTTCTCCTCGATGCCCGAGGCGATTAGGTTGGCGACGATAGCCAGGGGCCACGGGCAACCGTTGTCCCCACCGCTCTTAGACTTGTCCTGCTCCCAGAACTTGGGCCAGTCGTGGACAAGGACATAGCCGGCAAAGGCCTTGAGCAGTTGCTCGAACTTAGCGGGATTATGGTTGAGCGTTGAAATGCGGATTTTGTCCCGCCATCCAATCTCGCCCAAGGGTTCTTCAGCGCACACTTGGCAAGCAAAGATAAGGTCGGTCGGGGTGATACCGCGGTCGCCCATGATCAGCGGGGAGTTAAACGCCATAAGCCTGACGCGGTACTTGAGCGACCAGGGATAAAGCGAACGACCCAGCAACTTGAAGGGAGCCGGGTCGATGAAGGCGTTTAGGAAGCGATGGTCCACGCCTGGACTATGCCCCTACTTGGGGCTGGGTCAATTAAGGCGTTACGCCTTCGTAGTCGACCGCGGTAACCGAGACTGAAGTGAAGTCCTTGTTAGACCCCTTCTGAGTAATGGCGGTAATAGTCCCAACGTACGACGTAGACTTGGAGCCGCTTGGGTAAGCCGTGTCGGCGTTAATCGTGAAAGAGAAACTGCCCCCGATGGTCGGCATTGAGTCGGTCTTACAAATCCCGTCGACGGTAATCTCAGTCTTGCGGTCGTCGTAGCGGGCCGTCTTGGTCAAACCCGTCTCGTCGGCTACCGTGCCGGATAGGTTGAACGTGGCGTTAACCGAGTAGGACTGCACGAAAAGGTTGGTGACAGTACCCGCGACACCGAAGAGGCAGGTGGTTCCAGTAGATACGGCGGCCATATACTAGTGTGCGTTTTGGAAGATTAGGGGGCTAGACAGGTAATGACCGCGAAGCCAAAGGAGGTCGCCCAGCTGCGTTCGTCCACCCCTTCGTCTTCCGACATGATGCCCACGTCGTAGCAAGTCGCGTCTCCACCAGAGACAAAGGCCGCCTTAATGCTGGCAAGGTCTCGCATATTTCCGACCAGGGCGGCACACCGGGTGCGGTGATCGGCTAGGGTCGTGTCGTCGGCGTTCGAGAACAGGGTGATGCGGACCGAGCAGTCGTAGTTACCTTCGCCATCGGGGAGGCTGGAGGGGGGGCGGGCAGAGTCGCAAAGGACGACGGCTTTGGGCAGCGTCTGGGTTGCGTTGTTATCGCCCGTCAGGAACGTGACCGTAGTCAGCCCGGTCTGGGTCGAGAGGTAGGTCGCGAGCGTAGACTCGACGATGTGACGGATAGAGGCGGGCATGGTTATTTGCGGTTAAAAGTATTAATGTCGTTTTGGACTAGGTGGCGGATTTTAGCCGGCATCTGCTTGACGCGGTTGCCGTAGACTAGGCCGAGGACGTCCGCTTGGTCGGCGATGCCGAAGATGTTACCGTTAAGGTTACGGATGGTCACGCTGGCGTTCTTGTCAGTAAAGCCCGTGCTACTCGTGCCGGCAACGGAACTGTGCTTGGTAATCCAGCCCGCAGCTCGGAGTTTAGAGCCAGCGTTCTTCTCGACGCCGTTGATGACCGGGCGGGGCAGGGATAGCAGGGCCTTATACCAGCCCGACTTGATGGCGCCGACGCTGTCCTGGCGTTGCTCGATGTAGGTCGTTAGGTCGCCCTTACGCTCGACGACCGTCTTCTCGTCCGACCGAATTCCCGTGAGGTTGCGTCCAGCCTTCCAGAGACGACCGTTGAGCCGTTGATAGATAGGCTTGAAGACTCCGTTAATGGCAGCCGTCCCGTCGAGGGGTGCAGCGCCGTTGACGTATTTGGACGCAACCCGATTACCAATGCGGTTGAAGTAGTTCTTTGCTTTCTTAAAACCTTCGGGAGTTCCGAAGCCCGGGTATTGGGTCGAGAGCATACGGGCCACGCTTGAGTTGCCCGTGAGGATAGACGACGACTGGGAAGCCACCTTCCAGAACAGGCCTTGGTTATTGTTAAGGGCCAGCGACCCGAGGCGCCGAATGACGCGAGAGGCTTGCGTCCCAGCTGAGCCAGCCGACAAGGGGGTGAAGACCTTAGTAACGTCCCGTTCGACTGCCCGCTCCCCGGCCTTCTTGGCGGTTCCCGTTAAGCCCCCGCCACCGCCCTTGGCTAACGGAGGGGTGAACATGGCGGCGTCCTGACAGGCTAAGGCCGCTTGCTCAAGCGTAGCGTCGCGGAGGGTCTGCTTGGAGGCTTGGGCGAACCTGTTGATGGCGCTCTCAAAAGCCGACAGACTCGCGGGCGTAATGGAGACCTTGACCACTTTATTGGTTGTCGTCGATAACGACGAGCGTGATCCAAGCCGACGCGGGCTTGTAAGTCTGGGTCGTGATGCGGACCGTCTTCCCGCCGGCTACGATTTTCTTCCCCTGGGCAAGGGAGGCGATGGGGACACCTGCCGAGAGTAGGGCCGCCGATGACCCATTAGACCCGTCTGGGAGGCTCCAGGAGGCCGTTACAGCGGGCATCCTTACCGTGTACTGGGTCCGCTCGATATACCCGCCCGCCTCGAGCACAGTCTGGACGGCAGGGTCGGAGATGAGGCATTGAAAGGTAATGGCCCCCGAGTTGGCAGAGCCAGCCACGCCGAAGTCGGCGACCATCTCCTTCGCGTCGTTAAGAAACTCGGTCCCGTAGAGGCTCATACATATGTAGGTTTTGGAATAAAACAAAAGACCCCCAAGGGGTTAGCCAAGGGGGTCTCGTTTAAGCGGCTAGAGCCGCGTCGCTTACGCCGTCAGAAGACGACGGAGGCTGGTCGAGCGACCGACAGCCGTACCGAAGAGCAAGGTCGCGGTGACGTTGAGGAAACCAGACTGCTCCTGGATGATCATGACCTGGACCGAGAGACCCGTTGCTGGGTCGGTGGCCTGAGACACATCAGCACCCGGGATTTCGTTGAAGGGCAGAGCGGTCGCAACAGCGATAGCGTCGGCACCACAGATGAAGCCAGCGAGGTTTTCCGAGTTGGCAGCAAGGTTGCTGAACTGGTAGACCTGAGCGCCGGCAATCGTACCGAGGGAACCAGTCGAGATGACGTTGGCACCGAGCTGGAAGGCGGCGATGATGGTCGCGTCGCTACGGAGGTCAGCGAGGTAGGTGTTACCAAGAACGAGGGCGCGCTTGTCTGGGGCCTTGGCGTCGTCGAGGGTCTTCTGAGCGGCAACCACTTCAGCGTAGGACAGAGCAACGCCGGTTACGGTGTTGGAGGCGTAGTTGCTGTTAATGACGAGGCTGTTGATTTCCGTCATGCACTTCTGGGAGAGGGCGATAGCAGCCGTCTCGACGAAGTTGTTGGCGAAGAAGCCCACGCCGTACTCGCGGATGTCGAGAGGGGAGAAGCGGCTGGACACCTTGAAGTGCTTCAGCGTGACGGAGGTCGAGGTGACGGTAGCGTCATCCTGCGTGAGGTAGCCACCAGTCGAGAACTCAGTAGCGGTCGACGTGCCAATCAGGGGAACCTGAATGGTCTTGCCGGCGCCAGCGATAGCGGAGGTGAAAACGGTGGAGAAGCCCGAGAGCATCGGGAGCTTGTTAGCGAGGGCCTTGATGACGCCCTGGGCGAGAACTGCTGGAGCAGCTGCGATGGAATTAGCCATAGTAGTATTTTAGGAGATTAGGGTGAGAGAAAAATTAGACCTTGATTGACGCGTAGATGGCTTGGGCGTTCTTCGCGAAGAAGTCGGCTTTAGCGACTGGGTCAGTCAGGGCATTGAAAGTAGCGAGAGCGTCCACCTTGGCGGCGACGTTGTCGGAGCCCGGGATGATGGCGGTCGGTTCGACGCCTACGGAGGCGGCAATCTTGGCGGCTTCCTTGGAGGCCGTGACCTTGGTGGCTTCGAGTTCCGCGATCTTGGCGGCGAAGGCGTCGCGTTCAGCGGTAGCCTTTTCGAGGGACACACCGAGAGAGGCGAGGGAGGCTTCCTTGGTGACGAGGTCGGCCTTGATGGCAGAGAGTTCGTCGACGGCGCCCACGGTCAGTTTCTCAACGGTGGCACGGAGGTCGTCACGCTCGGCGGTTAAGGCCTGGGCGAGAAGGTCGGCGGTCGAGAGTTGGTCTTCGATAGTCATGCTTACTAGTGTTTTGTTTGGAAGATTGTTTTACTTCTTCTTGGCAGGAACGGCAGGGGCGGGGGCGATGCTGTTCTCGGCCCACATCTCGACGGCTTCGTTGAAGGAGTCAGCGAGGCCCGTGACGAGGTTGCGCTGGGCGGCTTGCTTGCCCGAGAAGACTTGGCCTTCCATGTCCTCGGCCTTGACCATCTTACGGGTCTTGAGGACAGCGGCCTTGAAGTCGCCCCAGATTTCATCGACACCCTCTTGAAGATGGGTCTGCTGGTCGGCGGTCACTTCGGCACCGGGTACGCCGATGGCCTTGTGCTGACCAGCCTTGATGACGATCATCTTGATGCCTTCGGCCTTGGCGGCTTCCGAGTAGTCGGCGACGACCATATAGACACCGATGGAGCCGACGGTGCTTGAGGGACTGACGACCAGTTTATCTGAAGCGGCTGCAATCCAGTATGCGGCTGAGGCGACTTCGGTGTTCGAGTATGCCATCGTCGGCTTTGAGATATTGCGGACCTTGTTGGCGAGTTCCTCAACGCCCGTCACCGTACCGCCAGGGGAGTTAACTTGAAAGGCGATGCGAGTGACTTGCGGGTTCATCGCATAGTCGTCGATGGTGTCAGCGATGTCGGCAACGTCCACCGCTCCCGTCATCTTCTCGAAGGGGCTAAGGCCCGGGCCGCCAATCACGCCGGCAATCGGGATAACGCCCGTGCCGTCCTCGGCGATGTAGGCCTTGGGGACTTCCCCAAAGAGCTGGGCCAACATATCCGTAAAGCCGAACTTCTCCGCAAGGACGCGGTGATCGTTAGCCTTGGCGGGGTCGATGAGAAGGGCTTCACGCCCGTTCAGGCCGTTGAGTAAGAAACGCATTTTAGGAAGAGGTCTCGGTCTCAGCGTCGGGCTGAGGGGTAGAGGAGGTTTGTTCAACCGTGCCGGGTGCCGTGTTGATAAGCAAATTAGACAGGGTCTCGAAGGGGACGCCATAGGTCTTGGAGAGGTCCAAGAGATAGCGGACGTTTTGGGCCTTGATTTCGGCCTCCTCCTCGAAGTTCATGCCGCGCTGATTGTAGACTTCCGAGAAGGACAGGAGCCCGATGCGGAGGTCTTCGCGGTCGTTAGCAGAGTCGCGGCCTCCGTCGACCGTCACGCTCTTAGGTGTAGTCCAGGAGACTTCGGTCCATGACGGGTCGTCGGGGAGTTCACCGTTGGCGATGGCCTGACCGATGACGTAGCCCCAAGACGGGTGACAGAGGGTCGTGATGATGACCGATTGATACTTGCCGAAGACGCGGCCCGCCTTTGCGGTGACCAGCCGGACTGATGCGCCGCCAATCTTGGAAGGGTCCGAGACAAACTCGTAGGGAAGGACGCGGACGATGTCGCGCTCGAGTTCCTGCAGGAAGCCGATGGCCTGAGAGCCACGGTTAGAGGTTAAGAGTGAGAGGTCTTCGCCGGGTTCAAGCGCAAGGATTTTACCGCCCATAGAAGCGTACTGCTGGCCCTGCGTCAGAGGGGTAGACTGACCGAGTTCCGCACCCATGTCGGTCGGCATAAAGCCCCCGGTCTTTTTGAGGACGCGCGTGACGTCGCCGTGGTCCTTCATGGCAAGGATTTCCAACTGACGAACGTCCATGTCGTCCTGCACCGAGTTGACGGCGCTTTGAAGGATAGGAACGCCACGGGCACCGCTCGCCCACTCCTGGTCGACGACGTGCATCACCGCGTTGGAGATAACGTAACGAGCCGAGCCGTCTGAGCGGTAGATATAAAAGCCTTCGAGCTGACCGTAAGGGCCGAAGTGGACGCCGTCGTGGCAACCGGGCGGTGGGACGTCAGGGGATAACGGGTCGCCGACGCGGTGGCTTTCCATGATCTGCAGCTTAGGCACGTCGAAACCGTTGCGGGTCTTAACTGCAAACGAGTCACCGTCACGGAGCATACCGCGAAGGAGGATGTTCTGAACCTGGTTAAAGGAGAAGCGTCCTGTAATGTCGCATTTTTTAGCCCATTCGGAAAAGTAGTTGTTATACGCTTCACGCGCCTCGGGCGTCGATGCGTGGGACTGGTGCTTGATGCCGTCTCCCACCGTGTAGAGGGTGAGGTCGTTTAGGATTTGATTAAACAGCCCGCTGTTGCGTTCAGCCCAGCGACACTTACGGACCATCGACAGGCGGTCAAACGGGGACAGGTCGCGGCGTAGGTCACGCGGCTGGGCGCCGTACTGCCCAAGACGGAGGCGAGTGAGCCCCGTGCTTTGCCAGCCACCAGCGGAGGCTTCGGGCTTAGGGGTTCCCTTGCGGGCCTTGATGGGTAGACGCTTTTTGACTGCCATAAATTAGTTACGGATTGGGTTGTTCCAATTCGTCCGACCTACCGTCATGCGGACCGAGCCCGGGTACTGTTGAGGGTCGAGCAATCCGAGCGCGTACTGAGCCTCGGCGAGCATCTCTTTGGGGGGCATGGCAAACGACTTGGACGCAGACGAGCCGCTGTCCGAGTAAGACATAAGAGTTTTGCCTTCGGTAATAAGTTCGACGGCCTTCGTGCGGATTGCCAAGAGCTCACACTCGGTTAGCCCGATGAAAATGCCGGAGGATGCCATATTACACTTGCAGAATTGGAAGGGAAAGGGGGCGAGCCGAGGGCCAACGATCCGAACCTCCAAGCCATTGTAGGTCCCCACAAACCCCCGACTCGCTTGGTTTAAAGATGAGAGGTTGGGTCATAGGGTCAAGCAATAGGTGCATCGGCTTCCGTGGTCGTAGCCTCCCGACCGACGACGCCCCAACGGACCGCCGCGAGCATCGCAAGGATTTCGCAGTCAAGGGCGTGGTTATCCGAGACGCCTTGGGGTAAAATCCACATGGGCTTTCCCGTGCGCTTGTCCTTCACGCGGACTTCGGAGTTCAGCTGCTTGGCGTAGTCCTCGACCGCATCACGTGGGTAGGTGTGTAGCCGGCGAACGCGGAGGCCGTGCAACAGGTCCTTAGCCGCCATCGCCGAGAAGACGATCAGGGAGACGCGAGTCGGTTGACCAGGGACGATGATGGCTTGCGGGTCGGAGTAGAAGCGGCGGGTCGTCTGTCCGTTTGCCGAGGTCACGGCAAAGTCCTCGGAGCCCGAGCCCTTGGTCGCCTTCCAGCCTCGACGGCAGCACTCGGCGTATACCACTTGCGTGTTGTCCCCAGAGTCGACCATCACGAGGGCCTTGTGGACGCCGTGCTTCTTGGCTAGGTCGTCAAGGCCTGACCACGTTTCAATCTTCTCGAAGGCCATCAAACGGCTTGAGCCCGTACGGCTCCAACGGCGCACGACCGCCCAGAAGTGTCCACGCTGTACGTCGATGCCCAAGGTCCGCAACGGGATAGACCCCTCGGGTGCGTTCTCGCGGGTGGCGATTTGAGCCTTCGGTGTGATGACCGCTTCCTCTGCCCAGTCGTCGGCAAGGGCGTAGTCGGACGCGTTGACCGCCGTTATCATTGAGCCCCCGTCCTCGGAGTAGGCAAGGGCTAGTCGCTTCTGCTTAAAGATGCGGCGGGGTTCCTCGTCCCCGTAGATCACGGAGGCCCGCTTGGCCTCAAGCATCATCCGACCTAACTCGCCCCAGGACATCATAGCCAGGGCGTTGAGGTGAAGGCCGACGCGTTCAATCGGCTTACCGGGTTCACGCGGGTGGAACTTGCCCCCAAGGTTTAGCTCGAAGCGAGTCTCGCGGCTGTCCGTGTGCCGAGTGTTGCAGGACCGACATTCGTAAGTCGTGCCGTTTCGGACCTTAGCCACGTCCCATTCGTCACCGTCCTTAGCGTCCTCGGGGAAACGGACGAAAGACCAGTCATACGGCTGGAGAGTATTGCACTTCGTACAGGTGAAGCACCAATCGTGAATGTTGGTCGTCGGCTGCTCGAGCAGTTGATGGAAGTCGTCCGTGGGCGTACCGCCTTGACTGGCGAAGACGTGCTTACTGTTCCAAGAGAACTGCGTCGTTCGTCCCATCGCCTCTTCCATGTGACCTTTAGGCCAGCGCCAACACTCGTCACCGAAAACGTACTTGGTCGTGATGCGTTGAAGGCTGGTCTTCGTATGGGCCGACCGACAGTAGATAATCATCCGCTGGTAGTCGCCGACCGAGGACCGCGGCATATCGTCGGGCTTCTTGCGCTTAACCACCTCGGGGATGGCGTCGAAGAGCGGGCGACATTGGCGAAGAAAGAAGTCGTCGGCCTCGTCCTGGTTCATTTGCAGGAGGAGCATATTGCCCGGGTCATTGGCGATGAAGTAAGCCGTCGA